TGGCTCCCGGAAGATACGCTGGCTCTGCGAGTACGGCGCGATCATGTGCCGTATGACCAGTGGGCGCGGATGGGCTTTATCAAAACAACCGAAGGCAACGTTGTCCATTACGGCTTTATCGAGCAGTTCATCTGCCAGCTGGGCGAACGCTACAACATCCGCGAAATCGCCCACGACCGCTGGAATGCGACCATGATGGTACAGACGCTGGAGGACGATGGATTCACGATGGTTCCCTTCGGACAGGGCTTCAAGGATATGTCGCCCCCGACAAAAGAGTTGATGCGCATTGTGCTGGAACACAAGCTGGCACATGGCGGACATCCAGTTCTGCGCTGGAACATGGATAATGCTTATGTCCGAACTGATCCCGCCGGCAACCTGAAACTGGATAAAGAAAAATCCACCGAGAAGGTGGACGGCGCGGTTGCCCTCGTTATGGCGCTTGACCGCGCAATGAAGAACCTAAGTACCGCCGACTCGGTGTACAACCATCGCGGTCTGCTGGTGCTGTGAGGTGAGTCAATGCCCAGAAAACCGAAAAGACCCTGCAGGTTTCCCGGCTGTCCCAATCTCTGCGACAAGGGCGTTTACTGCCGGGAACATTCTGAATACAGCACAGACCGCATGCGCGGCAATGCTGCCGAACGCGGTTATGACGGAAAATGGCGTTCTGCCCGGGCGCTGTTCCTCAAAAAGAATCCGCTCTGCGTGAAGTGCAGAGAAATCGGCAAGCTGACGCCTGCCACCGTTGTTGACCATATCATTCCGCACCGCGGCGACCCCGTTCTGTTCTGGGATCGGAGCAACTGGCAGCCGCTGTGCAAGGACTGCCACGATAGGAAAACCGGCTCCGGGTTATAAAAATAACTTGCTGACAAGCAATTGTTGCGCTACAATGAAGCCATTAACAGCGTAAGAGGGTGAGATTATGCCGGATAATGAACTTCAGAAGAATCGATGCACCACGGACATCATGCAGGAACTCATTGCAGCGGAGCATGAATCTATCAATACATCCGAGCGTTATGAACATGATGAAGTCATGGAGGATCTTCGCGCAAAGATTGCTGCTTCTCAGAAAAATAAGTAAATCCTTACGCCTTTTCAGCGTCTCAGAAATGAGGCGCTATTTTTATACCCATTTGGAGGTGGACTATGAAGAATCCATTCGCCCGCATGTTTCGCGCACGGGATAAGCCTACAGATGCTGTATCCTCAGCGCCGACCTTCTATTTCGGTATCAGTGCTTCCGGCAAGGCGGTCAATCCGTCCTCTGCCATTCAGGTGTCCGCTGTGTATGCCTGTGTACGTGTTATTGCGGAAACCATCGCCAGTCTGCCGTTCCATGTGTACGAATCGACCGAAGACGGCAGCCGCAAGGCAACAGATCATCCGCTGTATCGGCTGATCCACGATGAGCCAAACAAGGAAATGACCTCATTCATCCTGCGTGAAACGCTGCTGGCACATCTTCTGCTGTACGGCAATGCCTACTGTCAGATCATTCGAACGGGCAGAGACAAGATTGACAGCATCTATCCGCTGCTGCCGGACAAGATGGAAGTTGATCGGGATGCCGGAGGTCTTCTGACCTACACATATACGACCAGCGACGGCAAACGCTGGCGGCTTGATCCGAGGGATGTGCTTCACATTCCAGGACTCGGTTTTGACGGTGTCATGGGTTATAGCCCCATTGCACTTGAAAAGTCCGCAATCGGTCTGGGTATCGCCGCTGAGGAGTACGGAAGCAAGTTCTTCTCCAACGGTGCTCGCCCCAGCGGCATCCTGACGCATCCGAACACGGTGAAAGACCCGGCTGCTCTCAGAGCCAGCTGGAACGCTGCCTACGGAAGTTCCTCCAACGCCAGCCGTGTTGCTGTGCTTGAGGAAGGCATGACCTTCGTCCCTCTGAGCCTGCCGAACAACGAGGCGCAGTTTCTGGAGACCCGAAAGTTTCAGGTCAGTGAGATCTGCCGCATCTTCCGTGTGCCTCCGCATATGATCGGTGATCTGGACAGAGCAACCTTCAGCAATATCGAGCACCAGTCCATAGACTTCGCCGTCCATACCATCCGCCCGTGGCTGGTTCGTATCGAACAGGCCGTCAACCGCGCTCTTTTCTCCGATAAGGAGAAGGGGCGCTTTTATGTGCAGTTCAATCTGGATGGTCTCATGAGGGGCGACTACAAGTCCCGAATGGAAGGCTATGCTATCGCACGCCAGAACGGCTGGATGAGCGCCAACGATATCCGCGAACTGGAGAACATGAACCCCATGTCCGATGAAGAAGGAGGCAATGCCTACCTGGTCAACGGCAACATGATCCCTGTCAACCTCGCCGGCATCACCGCATTCCTCGCTGCAGCATCCGCCATGCAGAGCGAGGAAGAAACACCTGAGCAAGAAGAAACGCCGCCCGCTGAAAACACCACATCCCGGAAGCGGCGAAAACCGAAAGGAGTGAGCGCACCTTGAACCAACTGACATTGGGCAGTCTTTTTGACGGCATCGGCGGTTTTCCGCTGGCAGGCATCAAGTCGGGTATCAGACCTGTCTGGGCTTCTGAAATCGAGCCGTTTCCCGTGCGCGTGACTCAGAAGCGACTGCCCGATATGAAGCATTACGGCGATGTCAGCAAACTGAACGGCGGAGATCTGGAGCCGGTGGACATCATCACCTTCGGTTCGCCTTGTCAGGACCTTTCCATCGCCGGTAAAAGAGGCGGACTGGACGGCGCACGTTCCGGCCTGTTCCGCGAAGCAATCCGAATCATCACAGAAATGAGGTGCAAGACCAATGGACGATATCCGCGCTGGGCTGTCTGGGAAAATGTGCCGGGCGCCCTGTCCTCGGCGAATGGGCGTGACTTCCGGGAAGTCCTCGAAAGCCTCATCCGCATCAAAAACCCCGAAGCAGATGTTCCTATGCCTGACAGCGGCAAGTGGCTGCCAGCCGGAGAGATACTGGGAGATAATTATTCTCTCGCCTGGCGAATCATTGATGCATCGAAGGGTTGGGGAGTCGCACAAAGACGGAAACGTATATTTGCTGTCCTCGATCTTGATGGACAATGTGCCGGATCGGTACTCTTTGAGTCCGAGGGCCTGTCAGGGTATACTCCGCCGCGCGGCGAAACGAGGCAAGGAACTGCCCGAGGTGCTGAGGAAGGCGCTGGAGAGGCAGGCCTCTGCCTGAACGATCAGGGCGGCAGTCGTATGGATGTCACGCATGAATTGACCTCCACCCTCCGGGCAGAAGCCCATCATCCGCCCTGCATCATGGGCGCATCCGGTTTCTGCACCGAGCACAGTGCCGACAGCCGAAGCATCGGCTACCGCAAGGAAGAAAGCCCAACGCTCCGTGCCGGAGTTACGCCCGGTGTTGCCATCGAGTACAATCCCACAGACAGCCGAATCAAAGTGAAGGAAGATGGAATATGCCAGACGCTCTGCTCCCGAATGGGGACGGGCGGAAACAACATTCCTCTTGTATTCGGCATTTCTGCTGACAAGAGCAATGCCATGCTGTCGGACAACCCGAACAGCGGCATCTATGAGGCTGAAACCTGCCGAACACTCGACTGCAACGGCGGCTCGCCAGCGTGTAATCAGGGCGGCATGATGATCGTTAAGCCTGTTTGTGATAACTCCTTCTGCATCCAAGGCTCAATGATCGGGCGAAAGGATGAGAACGGCCCCCAGGGTGACGGCATCAATCAGGATGTTTCCTTCACTCTCAACACCATAGACCGACATGCTGTTTATGCCGTGACAACTGGCGAATTCACAGCTGTCGGCCAGGAGCAGACTCCACCTCTGATGGCGAGAGACTGGAAAGACCCGCCCGTTGTGGGCAGGCCCTGTGAGGAATACCTGGTCAGGCGGCTTACACCGGATGAATGCTGCCGACTGCAGGGATATCCGGATGGCTGGTGCAAGGATCTGGAAAGCGAAGATCCTGGCGAGGATGAAATTCTCTTCTGGACTGATGTTTTCCGGGAATGGGATGCCATCAACGGCAAGCCCGACAAAGTGCGCAGTCGAAATGCCATTCTCAAGTGGCTGAACGCGCCCAACTCAGATGCAGCTGAATACAAGGCATACGGAAATAGCGTTGCTGTGCCGTGTGTCTTTTTTGTTCTCGCCGGCATCGTATGGGCGCAGAACGAGGAG